CAGCTTCATCAGCCTCTTTTGCAGGATCTTCTTCTTCAGTAACAACTGTTTCGTTTAAAGATTCTGCAATGTATTCAGCGTATTCAGAAACTGATTGTAAGTTTTCTTTTAAGTATTCAACATACTCTAATAAAGTAGTATGTGATGTAGCACCTTCATTGTGGGCTTCTGCTAAATAGTTAGCAAAGTCTTTAACTTTAGAAACTGCTTCAGCAACGTGCTCCGTATAAGAGATACCTTGATCTAATTTTTCAGCCAATGACTCAGAGTAAGAGATACCTTGATCTGCTTTTTCAGCAACGTGCTCTGTGTATTGAATAGACTCGTCTAATTTAGTAGCAACATAATCAACGTAGTCGGTTAATTTATTAACGCTTTCTACAATATGATCATTGTGCTCCTTTAGATTGTCTACAGTGCTGTCTTCTAAAGCCTCTTCATTTTTGGCTTCGATAGACTCTTTTAGTGTCTTGATTTCATTCGCTAAATACTCAGAGTACTTATTGAAATCTTCAGATTTTACAAATTCTGCCATGTTTTTATTTTCTTTTATTTGTGTGTTTGTGTTTTCGATTGTGTCGATAGTTTCTAATGAAGTTTCGGGTTTTTTGTTAATTTCATAAATTGACAAAAGACCATCATTCTCATATCCATAAGATTCGTTAACTCTCTTTAACTCAGCGTTTTCAAAACCTGGGTCAGCAACTAAATCATATGTGAATAATTGTTTAATTTTAACTTGGCCATTAGTTTCAACAACTCCGGCAGCTCTAGAAGAAATTTGTATAGGAACTCCAGCATCAACTAATGCTTTAGCCTGACGACCAGCATCAGTATCTAATAATTTGATTCTACCTCTAACTTCTTTAGTTTCTTTATCATAAGTTAAATCCTCAATAACGTGAGATACATTCTTTAATGAAATGTCGAATTGTGCAGGGTGATCTAATTCACCTAAAAGCTTAGAAGCCTTTATTTTAGCCTGTAATGCCTCAATTTGAGGAACATATTCAGCTTCCGTATAGATACGGTTGTTTCTGTTTTTTTGATCGATTTGACCAAAAACACCTTCAAGTACATAGTCTTTATTCTCTGACGTAGTAACATTCAGGGCAGAAGAAGACATCTCGACGATTAGTAAATCGTTAATATTGCTCATATTATTTGTTTTTTATATTTTTAATATATATCATCCTTTATTATTGAAATATCTTATTATAATCCAGCGAGCGGGTCATCGCCTCCTTCGGCATCTCCTTCGTCTTCTTTTTCAGCTTCTTTTTCAGCTTCTGCATCTTCAGCGGATTTATCTAGATAGTATCCTACTAAAATATCCATTTCTCCTTCAGCAAACGCAGCTTCGCCATATTCGGTATAGAAGTATTGTTTGAATTCATCTTCTGTCTTAGCAGCAGTAATTGCGCCTAAGATTTCGGCAGATTTAACTTCTGGACCTGAATCCAATTTTAAATCATCTACAAATATCTTTGACTCTTCTCCTGCTCTTAACGCATCTTCAGAGATGAAATCTTCAAATGTTTTTATAATTTTCATAATTTATATATCTTTTTTATTCAAACTTTACATTGCGAATGGATCCTCGGGCTCTGGAGCTTCAGCATCCTTTTTCTTTACTTTAGATTTAGCCGCTTCATTAGCTCTAATCTCATCATCAGAAAGCTTAAGATATTTCTTAACTAAGTATTCCTGATCAAAGTAGTATTCCTCTTCCATAGTCTCTTGGTTGGTTGTCATCAATGAATCTCTCATTGTACCAATAAAGTCTAATCTCTTCTCCATTAATTCCATGTCTTTCAATTCTGAGAATACATTTTCTTCATTAAATCTTAATGCAATCTGTGATTTGAATTGTGGATCGTTTGTAAATTCTGGGTATTTAAGACACATTTGAATAAAAATAGGCTTAGCTAAAATTTCCATAAAGATAGATCTTAAACGCTTGATAAATTTACCAAACTTAATCTCATCTCTAATCATACCATCAGCTGCTAGGTTAAAGTCTCCTCCACCATCTTCGTATAAAAATCTTGAGTAAGGAATTTTTGAAACGTGTTTTAATTTATCTGAGAAGTATTTAAGTGCTTCTGTATCCGAAAGATCTGGTCCTTCACTATTAAGAGTTTCAATTTCTGGTGATTCACCGTCTTTAGAAGGTAACCAGTACTCTTTAGAGAATTGCAACATTGGTTTACCATCTGTAGCCAAAGTACCTGATTCCCAATCAAAATCAACTGACTCTTTATATGAGTTCATTAACTGTGAAAGCGATTGTTTTGCTCTGGTCTTAGATTTACCACCAACTGGGATAACAAACTTCATTCTAAATGAAGCGTTAGTTACAGCCCAAATAACTCTGGTGTGTTCCATAATTCTTAACAAGTTAAATGCTCTTGTTAATCTCTCAATATATGAAACTCTTGATGCTGTAGTTATTGAAGAGTACGAAATGTAAATGATCTGTGAATCGTAAAGCTTTCTTTCTTTAACTGGATCATCCTTATATTGTACCCAAACCTTTTTACCATCATCGTGATTATAACCGGGAATAAGTGTAATAGGATCTAATTCTTTAAAACCAATTACCTCTTTTTGGTCGGGGGAATAAATTATTTCAAATGCAAGATAACCATCAATTAAGAATTTTCTAAAGAAGTACCATGCTGATTGATCAGAGTTAAAACCAAAGTAGTGATATATCTGTCTAAAGTATTTGTTAAGGTCTTTTTCAACTGCATCTGAAACATCTAATCCTAGAATTTCTGGATAACAGAAAAAGTTTTTCTCATCATATACAATAGTCTCATCACAAAGAATGTCTAGGATGTCTTCGATCTCATCATTAAGTGAAAACTTTCTAAGTTCATCTCTTTTACCAGCATATGATTGGTCGAAAAATGGAATATTAGATCTTAAATTAGTGTCTGTCATTGACATTGCTGCAAATGCACCATAAATGTCATCGCTATCAACCCCAAATGGGTTCATTTGACCATAACCTATTTCGGCCTCCATCGGACCAATCGCCTGTGATTGTCTTAAGACTAGATCATCATAACGCATACCAAATGAAGACAAAGACTTAAGAGCATTTGAAATGCTAAAAGGTCTTGATCCGTTGCTCAATGGTCCGTTTCTATCGGTAAATCCTGCCATACTATTATATTATTATGTTCTATTTATATATCTTTCTTTTTTGAACGTGATTTTAAGTGCTCTATATAAGCTCTTTTAACTTCATTGATACCAATTCCATAAAGGTCTTGGAAATCACAAAGTGCTATCTTTGCCCAGTGTTCATATGAGACCACTTTTTGATTTTTTTTCAATTGTGGTACATACTGTCTAATTGCAAAATCAAATCCAAATTGAACTAAAAACTTTTTAATATCTTTATATATTAAATTAATTTCGCCTTGCGTTAATGCATTGTTCTCTTTAGATCTGCCTGTTTTAGATTTGATTTGACCTGCCATACGATCATAGATCATATCTAATAGATCTTCTTTAAATTGTACAGGTAACAAGTTTAAATTAATTCCAACATCTGTACCACTATCATGTGAGTCCAGTGCTAGTACCACTGGATTTCTATCCCACCATTCTAATGTTTTCATATGTTTTGGTTTTTCATATCTAAACACGTGAATCATACCAGTCCTGAATGGTTTGCTATGATTTGCTACTGCATTATCTCTAATAGATTTAGACGCTTCATCAAACCACTTCTCAGCACTTCGGCGGGCTTTTGTTTTACTGCCTGCATCCTTGCTTAAGTTTTTAATATCCTGTTTAATCTTACCCATTATTTAAGAGACTTTTCAGTTAAGACAATAAACCTCCAACCTCTGTTTTCAGCCCATGCCTTAGCATATTTATATTTATCTCTGTTTTTTATGTACTGCTCTGCCAAAAACTTATAGGACTTAAGTGCTTTTTGGCTGTTCTTTGTAGGTGGTTTTGGTTTTGTAATCTGGGCTTCTGGTTTAATTTCTACTAGAAATTCTTCATCACCATCAGCACCTCTGGTTTTCATATAGAAGTCTGGATAATATGTATGCTCCTTTTTATCAAATGAATACACATACCTAATCTCAACCGGTTCACTAGACCATTTAATAACGTCCTCTCTGCTATCACACATGATCATGAATTTTCTTTCCCATGATGATCTGTAGATAATAGGAGTTGGGCCGATATACTTGTCTGGATGTTTAGGTGTAAAGTATCCTTGTATAAAGCCCGAATTATTGCTTGGTTTGAGATTTTTTATAGACATTAAATATTGAACATTCCACCGTTTTCACTGTCACCCCCTGTAGAGATGCGGTCAATTGATAATGTACCCTTATATTTTACGGGGTGTATTTTATTCCAGCCCTTTGCATATCCTCTTTTTGCTATCTCTGTGAAATATGCAAATGCGTTTGGATATTTAGGATTAAAATTACGCCAATATTTTAAAAGATCTAACAGTGCAAATTGTAGACAATCATCACGATCATCTGAGTTTACATAATTAAGTCTATTGATTGCTCGCTCAGCAAGTAGTACTAGCATTTTCTCTGCAGTAGGTGTTAATTTATCCTGCTCTTTAGATTCTACAATTGCGTTAAATAAATCTTTATTATTTAGGTAATTCTTCTTTTTTGCCATGTTATGTAGTATGTTTAATATTATACTGAAAAAAGCCCAATTGTTTCCAATCGGGCTTTGTTTTATACTAGGTTAGTATTTTAAATAGAGTCTTCAGCAGAAATCTGAAGTTTATTTTTCTCTATTCTTAATGGTTCATCGTTTAAGAATACCGTTAAGATATCTGATTTACCTTTGCCTGTAAATTCTAAGGCATCAACTTTAACTTTAGTTCCTATTGGTAGGTCTTCAGATTCAACTGATAATTCTGCATCAACATAACCGTCATCCTTATTTAATAATTCTTCGTTTTGTAGGTCGTTCAGCTCTTCCGTGATTCTTGCAATTTCGCTATTTAATAACTGATCTGCTGCCTTAATATCTGGTAACATTCTATTAGCTTCAGACAATCTGCCTTTTTGATCTTTTAAGAATGCGATCATTTCATACATCAATTGAATTTTCTCCATCTTAGCAGTTCTTCTTTCTTTGTAAGATTCTAAAATGTCTTCAACCATTGGAGTAATATCTGCTCCTGTATTTTCAGCTACATATTCAATTGCTGCATCGGCTAATAATTTTGTGAATTTTTCAATCTTAGTAGTTTCGTTAATTCTGTAAACAAACATGTTGTTTTCAGCTCTCATTGCTAAAACTCTAACATCACCATCCCTAGACTCAGAAATAAATTCTAAGATGTTATAGTGGTTGTAATTTTTAGATGCAAATTCAAATAAATTGATCAATGCTTTATCTTCATATCTAATGTAAGCTGCCGCTAACATAGACTCTGCTAAAGGTAAACCACTTGAATACGCTAATTCTACATTACCTGCATAAAATTTATTTTCTGCAATGCTATAAGAGAATTTAACAGTTACTGATTTTGTCAATACAGCTGCTTTTTCTGATTCTAAAACTGCTAGTTCTGATTCTATTTCAGAAACTGCATTAGTTTTACCCGATACTTTGTATGATTTAATGTTTCCTTTTAAGAATTCAATCTTTTCATTTAAACCAACTAGTTTGTCAAAGTTAACTAAAGATGATTCTTCAACTTTAGAAATAGTCTTCTTATTGTTATAGTCATAATAAAATGAAATGCCTTCATTAGTTATCGTAAACAACTCATTAGCTTTAACGAGTGATTTAAAATCTTCAGAAACATTTGTGTTTTTTTCGATATGACTGCCTGTCATTTTAAAATTTTGACCACCTGCATGAAAAACAAAACCTTGGTTTGCTTTAATAACAGGTGAAACAATTCCTTTATTTACTTTTGCCATTTGTGTTATTTAATTTTTAATATATATCTCTATTTATTCTTTGAATGGTAAATCAGCCGACGTCACATCTGTGGCATCACCAAATAGAGGCTTATCTTTATCCATTGTACCTGCAGGTTGATCTGTAGTATTCGTAAATTTGAATATTCTATTTGAGTTCTTTCTTCTCTTAGAGGTTCTTAATAATTGAGAATTCGTGCTTAAAAGCGTTCCTAATCCATTCATATCAAATTCTGCATCATACCCGGTTTTTATCCACGATTGTGATCCCGGATTCCATGTCCAAATATTGTCGTCGCTATCACAATATGTTAGTGGGTTAGGTATATCCCCATCATATATTTCAGATGGATTTAGAGTAACCAAATTAGGATCTCCATAATTACCACAAACTCCGTTCGAATAAACTGATCTTGTGAATTTAGTGTAAATATCCTCTTCGAAGTCAAATGAAGGTATAAATGAATTGATCTCTAGACTAAAGGTTATTTTATGATTCTCTTTATTGTCAAATCCATATTCAATTGGTCTTTCTTGTGTATAATCATCCGGCATCATATACTCAGACGATATTCTATATGTACCGTCTTCAAGATGGCCTGCGTCAACATGATAAAAGTTTGCCTTGTACATATTCTTAACAATAGACTCAGTGACTTTAAACATATCTAATTGACTAGATACTAGAATTTCAATGTCAACTCCGATTACTACTGGAATTATTTCAAACTCAGCTACATAACCTTCCATTAAACCCTGAGAATTCATCATAGTGTAATTACCTAAGTTTCTTTTATTGATTAACTTAGAAGGATCTACTGCAAATGAAGTTAGATTAACAATACCTCTTGGTACTTTATCATAATTACCGTCAGCGAATTCGCCATTAGGTTCACAACTAATTCCATTCGCATTTGAGAATAGGAAATTGTCTTTGATGAAATTTTCATCGCCGGCTACTGCATAAAAAAATGGCACATCTACAATAGCTCGTTCGTCATTAGAAATCTGTCTCCAAAAACTAAGCTTACTGTTTAGATCAGCCAAAAGTCCAACAATGATATGTCTAATAACACTATCGTCCTTATTATATTTAAGATTGTATGTTGCCATTAATAAAGTTATATTTGGTTTATATATCAACCATATTAATCGATGGTTTCTATAGTAAATTTAGAAAACCCGTTCTCTCTGTATATCTGCAGCTTCTTATCGAAGATTTCATGTGGAAGGACAGAGTGATTAATAACAAATGTATTGATTTTATTCTCTTTAATAACCTGGTTTAAAATCTTTAATATATTATAAACACCATCATGATCCACTGAACTCAATAACTCATCCAAGAATAGGAGATTTAATTGTGGAAATCTTAATTTAAGTATTTTGATAATGGCAATAATAATGATAAAGTCTGCTTTCTTACGCTCTCCAGTAGAAAGTGTCATTGGATTAATATCTTCACCTAGGTGGTTAATAATACAATTAAACTTCTCATCAAATCTAATATGGAATTGAAGGTGCATAGTTTGAGCCATAGCGGCGATATTACTATTAAGTCCTGGTAAAATAGTTTTAACTGCCAGGTTTTTAACACCATCTTCACCCAAAACTCTTTCAACTATTTCCATAAATGCATAATCTGCATTTAATGTATTCTTATTATCTGCCTTAACGCTTTCTTTAGCTTCAAAATCTTTAATTAAATTTTTAAGATGTGTAAATTGTGAATCGTTAGGTGCATCTTTTATTTTAAGCAACTCTGCCTTAAACGATTTCATATTATATTTAATATCGCTAGTCTTTTTCTCGATATCTCTTTTCTCACCTCGTAAAGTTTCTATATTTGATTTAATATCATCTAGTGTTTCTTTAAGTGTTTTGATATTTTCAGTATCTGTTTCTATCTTAGCACAAAAATGATCTTTTTGATCCAAATGCCATTGGCTATCTAATTGAGTTTCACAAGTTGGACATTTACCGCTTTTGTATAATTCCACCTTTCTTTTAAGATATTCAATCTCATGTTTTAAGGCAGAAGCTTCAGATCTAGTAGTTTCAAAAGCATCAGTACTTTCACTAATTTTAGTGTCTAATTCCTGTTTGTCAATATCTAATAATTTAACACTTTCATTAAGAGCAGTTAAATTAGATTTTAATTCATCAATTTTAGAATTATTTTGCTCTTGAGATTCTTCTAGCAGAGTATTAAGTTTACCTTTAACAGATGCAATAGAATCAATAATCTGATTTAATTCAGACTCATACGAATCAATGTCCATCTTAATAGTTCTTCGTTCTGTCTTAATAGACATTTGCATATCATTTAGGATTGAAAAACCAAACATCTTATCGATGATTTGTTTCTTATCCTGGTTTGACATCGTTAAGAAAGATTTAAAGTCATTAACTGATAAGATAATAATATTCTTAAATACATGATATGGGATACCAAATACCTCTTCTTCCAAATAGTCTTGTACTGATTTTTTACCAGCCTTATCGTACTCGATACCATTTAATTTAACGCTAAATTTATTAGGTGATAAACCTCTCTCAATTTCAACACTAACGGTACCACACATTAAACCTATTTTAACATGTAATTCTTTATTAATTCTATTAGGAAGATCAGAAAGTTTAACACCCTCAACTCTACCATACAATGCATATATAATGGCATTGGCGATAGTAGTTTTACCATCGCCATTTTTACCTAATGTTAAAAATAATTTAGATTGATCCTCTTCAAACTCGATTCTTTGTACTTGATTTCCATAAGAAGCAAAGTTCTTAAATTCTATGTAGTCTATTCTCATATTTCGCTACCATTATTATATGCACATTGATTGTACAGGATTTTAAGCTTTTCTTTTAATCTCTTTTTAGTTTCATCATCATCACCTAAACCATCAACGTAAACATTACATAAATTAAGTATACTATAATTCTTGTACATGTCTTCAACATCATCCATATCATAAAAATCCTTATCAATATAATTATCTTCATGATAAATGTTTGGTTCTAACTTTCTACTAATATTTTGGATTTTGTTTATTAAGTGGCTAAGTGCATTAGTTGTTGCAATCTTAGACGGTACAAATAAATCCACAAAATTATTTCTAATCTGATTCTTAAATTGCCCCAGTGGCATATCATAAATCTGTAAGATGTTATACTTAATAAACTTAGGTGATACATCATTTGCAAAGAAAGTCTCTGACATGTCTTCTAAATCAACCAGATCAAAGCCTTTTGTGTTATTAGCATCCGATCTTGTCAATTGATATGGTGTACCAACCATTAGAAGTTTTCCTCGTTCTTGTCTGAAGTGAATATGACCTGAATAAACTCTAGTATATTTGTCATATACATTAGAATCGGTGCCGTGCTCATTCTTAACCTTTGCATTTAGGTAAATACCTTTTACTTCTGAATGACAGAATACAATTTCAGCTGTAGGGAAATTAGCCAATGTTTCAGTTTCATGATCTGAATCTCTGCGCCACGGCATCATTAAGATTTTTCTACCTGACCATTCTAGCAATTTAGGTTCTTTATAAATCTGAACATTAGGAATCCATTTAAGAGAATCAATAGAAGTTACTTCATTAGAATTCTTAGCCCAAATATCATGATTACCACAAATAATGTGAACTGGCAGGATTTGCCCCAATCTTTCAAATAGATCTACTGCGTAATTTAGTACTTTTATATTAATAGACTGTCTATTATCGAAAGTATCTCCTACTTGAATTAAGACATCTCCCGGCTTTACATTTTTCTTAAGAGTTGGAATAAAGACCTCTTCAAAAAATTGTTTTTGAATATCTAGCCATTCTACAGAATTGGCTCTTACACCAAAATGTAAATCACCTAATACCCAAACTCGGTTGGCTCCTTTTTTTAAAGTTGAAACATCTATCATTTAGAATAATTTCTTTATGTTTTTTCTCTTTAATATACCGGTGCGTAAATCTAATTCTTGAATTAAGTCCTCTTTGTAAACATTAGAAAGAGAGCTATAAAATTTAGTTGGATTAATATCAAAATAAACACATAATTCACTAAAGATGTCTATGCGGCTGTTCTTAGCTACCATCTCGTCGATAATATATCCATAAATATCATTAATATCTGATTTCTTAAGAGTGTTACATTTACCTAATTCATCAACCTTGTTAAAGACTTTGAATCTAGATATATTAATTAGCCTATGAATCTCTCTTGCGATTAATTCATAGTGGATCTTTTCCTCTTCGTCCTGCGAATCTTTTGTATTTGGATCTAACTCAAAGTTTATTTTGCCAAATTCTGTATCTGGTGATTCGAAATTATTATTAAAAATTTTATCTAGTGCCATAATTATATGCTGTGTAAGTTGGAGTTTGTTGTTTCTTCAGTTTCAATAAGGCGCATGTAGTTCCAATTAATATCTAATTTGCATTTAGTTCCTTTACCTTCACCGTCTCTGATCTTTAATACTTTTAACCAATATTCTGAATTAGCTCGCATTAAATCATCTTGAATAATACCTAACATAACATCTGCCGTATGTGAAAGACCCGCAGATTCTGCAATATCAGTCATACCGATATCTGATGAGTTATATCCATTTCTTGTAATCTGTGTTGCTGTAACGATTAACCAATTATTACGAATACCCATTGCTCTAAGATCTTCTGCAATTTGCTTGATCTTCATATAAGTATTCTCTGTGTTTTGGTTTCTATAGTTAGCTAAGATGTTAATGTAGTCAATTATGACAGCACCCACCTTAATTTGTTTTTCTTCTTCAATTTGATTAACATATGCCTCAATATCCAATACAGTTGCCTGTGATGTTGGAAACTGCTTAACAAACAAAGAACCCGGAGGAGTTAGACCATCCCCAACTGTTTCTAATCGTCTTTTAATGTGATCTTTATTTCTGGCTTTTTCTGCATACTCATTAATATTAATAGTCAATAAGTTAGAACCAATACGCTTAACAAATTTATGTGCTGCCATCTCCGCTGTTACAACTACTGTGTTTGTTCCCATTTTTACAAAGTTAGCAGCATCGTTGGCTAAATAAATTGACTTACCAATGTTTTGTTCACCTGCATAAACAATAAGG